CTCTATGCTGAAAACAGATACCTATGGCAATCGTATGGATTGGCGCAAAAAACAGATATTGCAAACATCTTTAGATGACCTTTTAGACGCTAGGTTAAATTTACAAAAGACAGGTAGCGCTGTAAGTGAGTAGTGAAGCAGGCTTTGTAGATACTTGGCTTGATACAGATGATGTAAGAATTACATATTGCCATGAGGGTAACCAAAAGTAACCTTTTGTAACTTTGGCTCAATTTGCGGGAAAAAGTTTCCTATAATAAAGTGAACACATAATGGTAAACAAAACCCCTTTGCATGAGTTAGTTGATCGTGAAAAGCAGATCATTGAATTGCGTATTGAGGGTTATACCTGGAGGCAAATAGCAGAACACACGCAGATGTCACCAGCAGGAGCGCTGAAGGCTTACAACCGTGCAATGGTTAGAACGCTTAAACCAGCATCTGATGAATTGCGTGAATTGGAATTAGATCGCCTGGACACGCTCCAACAAACATATTGGCAACCAGCCGTGAACGGAAATCTTAGAGCCGCAGATTTCATTTTGCGTGTAATTGATAAGCGGGCAAAAATCCTGGGGCTTGATGCTCCAACTAAGATCCAAGCAGAGGTGGTGACTTATGACGGAGGAACAAATCTTGACGCAGAAGTTGAAGCAATCGCAAGACTCATTGATGCAAGCAGAACCGTTGCTGATGACGGAGCAGAGATCCACACCATCACTGAACTCCAGGATCAAAGCGAGCAGATGGGTTTGGAAGAACAAACTGGCGCGGAAGGAACAATTACCACCTGAAGGTGATTGGAACATTTGGCTTTACATGGCAGGCCGTGGTGCAGGCAAGACCCGTACAGCCGCAGAATGGCTAGCGTGGGAGGCTATTAGACAGCCTGCTACTAGGTGGGCCATAGTTGCCCCTACCTTTTCTGATGCAAGAGATACATGCGCTGAGGGTGAATCAGGCGTAGTTTCTGTTTTAAATCGCTATCACATGCTTAGTAATTACAACCGATCTATTGGCGAAATCTTATTAACCAACGGAAGCCGCATAAAACTATTTTCTGCTGATCAACCTGAACGCTTTAGAGGACCGCAACATCATGGTGCTTGGTGTGATGAATTAGGTGCTTACCGATATGAGGAAGCCTGGGATCAATTGCAATTTGGATTACGCCTTGGCAAGAAACCTAGAGTTGTTGTAACCACTACTCCGCGCCCAACACCGTTAATTAGATTGTTAGCAAACCGCAAAGACGGATCTGTAACTATAACCAGGGGAACTACATTTGATAACGCGGCTAACTTAGCCCCATCTGCGCTTATGGAACTTCAGGCTAGATACAACGGAACAAGACTGGGAAGGCAAGAACTTTACGGAGAAATTCTTGATGATGTGGAAGGCGCTTTATGGACCAGGGGAATTATTGACCGTAACCGCGTAGATAAACAACCAGCGTTATCCAGGATTGTAGTTTCTATTGATCCAGCAGTAACCAGCAATGAGAAATCAGATGAAACTGGAATTGTTGTAGTCGGATCTAGTTCTGATGGCCATGGATATGTACTGGGAGATTACAGTTTTAAAGGATCGCCATTAGCCTGGGCATCAAAAGCGGTAGATTTATTTGATACCTATAAAGCAGATGCAATCCTGGTGGAAGTAAACCAGGGCGGAGATATGGTCAGTGCAGTTCTTAAACAAGTCAGAGCAGGGCTACCAATCAGGGAAGTGCGAGCGCATGTCGGTAAAAAGTTACGGGCAGAACCAGTAGCGGCAATGTATGAGCAGGGCAGAATCCATCATGTAGGTGAATTTGCCTGGTTAGAAGATCAAATGACTAACTGGACTCCTGAAGATCAATACTCACCTGACAGAATTGACGCTCTTGTACAAGGTTTTTCTGATTTACTTGGCAAGGTAACTGTTAGCAATTACTTCAATGCAATTTCTAATATGTGTCCTAGTTGCGGGCTACCAATGCCTAAAAGTTTTGGCAATTGTTCTAAGTGTGGAGCGGCTATGATTAGCACTGTTCCTGAAGGAGAGTAAATGGCTGTTACATATAACACCACTATTGATCAAGGCGCTGATTGGTACTTTACAGTCACTTACGCAAACCCAAATGGCACGCCAATAAACATCACTAACTACACGGCGGCTATGCAATTGCGTGCTACTCCACAAAGCGTAAATCCAGTTTTAACTTTAACTACACAAAACGGCGGAATCACAATTACAGGCAATACAGGAACAGTTGCACTACATGCCACAGCCGCACAGACCATGGATATTGTTGAAGGCTCATACGCTTATGATGTTGAGATTTATTCTGCAACTAATCCATCTGTAACAACCCGATTAGTGCAAGGTTCAATTCTAGTTTCTGCGGAGGTCACACGGTGAGCCAAGATCAAATTACGGTATCGCCAGTAATCAACCAAATAACTGTTGCCTCACCAGGACCACAAGGACCTGCGGGCGCATTTCAACCATCTGATATTGCTTATACTCATGTGCAAGCCGTAGCAAGTGCTACTTGGACCATTAACCATAACCTTGGTTTTAATCCAACGGCAGTTGTCTTGGACTCATCAGGAACGCAATGTGAAGGCACTTTCAGTTATCCTACGCTTAATCAAATGGTGATCACATTTAGTTCAGCATTTACGGGAAACGCTTATGTTGTATAGGAGCATATAAATGGCAAGAAAATTTTTAGTATCAATTGATCTTAACAAGAATGAACTGCAAAACGCGGTTATTCAAAACCTTGGTACTGCACCAGGCACACCTCTTGCTGGTCAAATTTATTTCAACACAGGTGACGGAGAGATTTACTACTATGACGGTAGCGCCTGGGTATCTGTACTAAATGAATCAGAAATTATTTCAGGAACTTTTGCGGCACGCCCTGCGGCTGGTGTACCAGGCCGTTTATATTTTGCAACAGATCAACAAATTCTTTACTTTGATGACGGAACTGCTTGGGCGCAAGTTGCCAATTTTGGCAATGTGTCAGCACAAACATCTTATGGCGCATCAAGCGGAAACGGATCTGCTAATACATACTCCCGTTCAGATCACACCCACGGTACGCCAGGACTTTCTAATACAACACCACAATCATTAGCAATAGGTGGAAGCGGATCTGCTGGATCAGCCTCTGCACCTAGCCGTGATGATCACACTCACGCTATGCCTACATTTGGCAATGTCACTGCACAAACATCATTTGGTGCGGCAAGCACAAATGGATCATCTACATCTGTTTCACATGCAGATCACCAACATGGAACTCCTACACATGACAACGCCGCTCATGCAACAATCAATCTTTCAGCGCTCGCCGCTCCTACTGCTGATGTTTCATTTGGTGGCTACAAGATCACATCTGTTGCTACACCAACATCATCAACTGATGCGGCAAACAAAGGCTATGTAGATGCCGCAATTGAAGGTTTAACCTGGAAAGCCGCCGCAAACTTATTTGCATCATCTGATGTGGCTCTAACAGGCTCAACTGGCACATTAAACATTGATACATACGGTGCTTTAACTTCTGCTGATAGCGGATACCGCATTGTTCTTTCAAATCAAACAACAGATACTGAAGATGGTATTTATGTTTACACTGATGACGGAACTAACTACACCTTAACCCGTTCCGCAGATGCTTCTACATTCCAAGAATTAGAAGGCGCAACAATTTATGTTCTAGAAGGAACTACAAAGGCTGGTACTTCTTGGACTCAAAGCAATCACTATTTATCATCATTTGCAGGTCAGACCTGGGTACAACTAGCAGGACCTGGCGTATTTACTGAGGGTAACGGTATTGATATTGCCTCCAATGTAATCAGCGCTGTTGCTGGTACAGGTATTACCGTGACATCAGGCGGAATCAACATTGATACTGCTGTTGTAGTAACCAAATATGCGGCAAATGTCGGTGATGGCTCAAATACTTCTTACACAATTTCTCATAACTTGGGAACTAAAGATGTGCAAGTGACTGTTTATGACAACTCCAGTCCATACGCTGAAGTGATCTGTGATGTCCAACATACAAGCACCACAGCAGTCACCCTGTTGTTCTCAGTTGCGCCAACTTCAAATCAGTATAGAGTTGTAGTCCAAGGTTAATAACTTCCCGCACTACAAGGGGATAAAGGGAGATACACATGGGTCTGCGTGACCGTATCGCAAGAGCATTAGCAACTGGCAGTATTGAAAAAGGTCCAAACCTGCCTGCTGGTACAAACACAATTCCAACTGAAACGCTTATGGCGCAAGGTGCATTGGCTATGCAACAACAATATGGAATTGTAAATCCTTTACCTAGATCTCCTTACTCTGCAAGCGTGCCATTTGGTCCAGGATTACCAATCCCTGCCGCCGCAATTAACCCAATTAATCCAACAACGGGCCGCCCTGAACCACGCCGCTATGAATATCAAGTTGCTCAGAACATCAACATCACTGAAACACGGCTTGTACCTTTTAAAACACTAAGAGCCGCCGCAGATCAGATTGATATTTTGCGCCGTTGCATTGAAGTAATTAAAAACAAAATGTCAGGTTTAGATTTTGACATTGTTATGGGAACTGACGCATCAGAAAAAATTGCGACAGAAGCAGGCGGAGATCATGTGCGTGCCATGGCTAAAGCCCGTGAGAAATACACAGATGAAATTAATAGATTGCGTACATTTTGGGAAGTACCTGATAAAGCCAACGGATATACCTGGGCTGATTGGTTAAACATTGCATTAGAAGATATTTTAGTTATTGATGCTTGGGCTATTTACCCACAAGCAACAGTAGGCGGAGATCTATTTGGCTTTCAGATCTTAGATGGATCAACTATTAAGCCATTAATTGATGACCGTGGTATGCGCCCAATGCCACCTAATGCGGCTTTCCAACAGATCCTTTATGGTTTTCCTAGATCTGAATTTACAGCAACTGAGGAAGATCCAAAGGCAGATGGTGAATTTACTGCTGATCAATTGGCTTATTGTGTGCGTAATCGCCGTTCTATTTCTGTATATGGATTTAGCCCAACAGAGCGAGCGTTACCGCTAGCGGATATTTACCTACGCCGTCAGCAATGGCTACGGGCTGAGTACACAGATGGTGTATTGCCTGATCTTATGTTTACAACTGATGAAGATTGGGGAACTAACCCTGATCTATTGCGTGCCTATGAAAACATTTTAAATGATGACCTTGCAGGACAGACTGAACAGCGTAAGCGTGCAAGATTGCTACCTAAAGGCTTATCTCCAATTGTTAATGAAGGCTATGGCGAGAAATTTAAAGACACGCTTGATGATTATTTAATTACTAGCATCTGCGGACACTACGGCGTACAACCTGCTGAAATTGGGTTTGCTCCAAAGGGCGGATTAGGCGGAGGCGGATTTGAAGAAGGCCGCGCTCAGAACGCTGAGGCTATTGGTATTCAACCATTGGCTAACTGGATCTCAAAGATGGTCACAAACCTTTCTTATACATATTTAGGTATGCCAAGAGAATTAGAATTTAAATTGATGACATCACAGCGTTTGGACAATGAGGAAAACGCACGCAAATCACAGATTGAAATTACTAGCGGAGGTAAAACAATCAATGAGCGCAGATCAGAATTGGGATTGCCATTGCTTGATACCCCACAAGCAGATATGCCGTTGCTTGTATCAGGATCAAGCGTGTATTTGTTCTCACCTGAAGGAATCATCAACGCATCAACAGTTGCATCTGCTCCTACTCTTGAAGGGCCTGACGCAACACCAACAGAGCCAACCACTTTTAATCCGCTTAATCAGAAACCTGAACAGGAAGCGACACCTGAACAAGAGGCAGAGGCTGATGAAGAAACTCAAAGAGAACAAGCGGCTGAAGTAAAAGCATTTATGAAATGGGCCAACAAAGGCAAGCGTGCAAGACTGTTTGAGTTTAAAAGCCTAGATCCAATTGTGGGAGATGCACTGAATCGCTGTGCCTTTGATGGTGATTTAGAAACTGCTAGGGCGCTCGCTAAGGCTTATCTAACATGATTGAAGGCGCTCTAGAGGCAGATGGGCGCATAGCGGCAAAGAACGCAACTAAGATTAGAGCGGCTCTCATGGAAATGGCCGATTACAAAAAGATCTTTTTGCAGTATCAGGAAACGCAACCGATCTCTACAAAAAACAAA